CATGGAACGTGTTGAGCCACTTGTCTTCGTACGAGGCGCTTTGTCTTAAAGCTTCTTGATGCATTAGTTCGATCTGTGCTGTAAATGTTTTTAGATCCATCTGATTACACCTGCTCAAGTTCACTAAGATGTTTTTGCAATCCTTTAACGCAATCAGCAAATAGTAATTTTGTATAAGCTAAATTTCTTAATTGTGTTGCATCGATATAAAGTGCGAAATAGTATCTGAGTTTACTCCAACTTGAACGATCATTCTTAATTCGTTCGATTCCAGCTTCATCAAGTTGTTCATAAACGTCTCTCAGAATCTCTATTTCCTCACCAGTTTTGTAACTTGCTATTTCATTGATCAGTTCTAGATAATCGATTTTCAATTTTCCACCTCTTAGAATGGTGCTTTTGATTGTCTATTAGCTCGTTCTAGCGCTTTTTTCTTTTGATAGGCTTCTTGGTCGATTGCCCATTCTGGAAGCTTCTCTCGTCGTCCTGTGCGTTTGTATGCACCACTTGCATTCTTAGGCTCACTTTTTTCTTTCCTTGCCCAACTTCGAATAGTTGCCAAATAGTTTTTATAAGTCTTACCAGATGATTCACAATACTCAGATAGCCGTTCTATTCGTTCTTGATAGTCATTAGGGAATTCTATTTTGAGTTTCTCCATCTGCTCATCTGACAAAAGAACATTTTTATACTCTCCGTATTTATGACGGATGGGCTTAGCCTTCGATTTTTTCGGAGGCGTTACATTCTCTATATCTTTCTCTAACTCTATATCTTTCTCTAACTCTATCTCTAACTCTGGTGTAGTTTTGTCCGGACATTTGTCCGACATTTGTCCACTTGTTATTAAATTCTGTTTTGCTTCCTCAATTTCTTTTCTGTATTTTCTCTTCCTATCAGCTTCAGTTGAAGATTTCCCAATAAAACTTTGTATATCAGACATATAAATTGCTCCGTTATCTAATACCTCAATAAGTTGTAAATCACGAAATATTTGTACTGCTTTTTCTACAACTCCCACAGAGTGTCTTGTAATAGTCGCAAGCATTGTAGAATTGAATGGAATCCTGTCATTAAACATTAGTTTGCCTTCATGTTTCAGACTTCTTAAATAAAGTTTGAGAAGAATATTAGAATAAATGTATCCATCTGGCATACTTTCTAAAAGAACCATCTCGTCGCTATCGAAGAAGTTCTCTTTTAGTTTTAAATAGTAGTATCGTTTGTTGTCAGCCAATATTTTTTATCCTCCTATTCTAAGTTTCTTAATTGTTTCCTGGTTTAACTTAATCCCTTTGATTTGATACTTATTTTTGAAATTAGTCACACCTATTTTGTGTTTCTCTTAATCTTCCAAGAAACTAAATGTCTTCCCTGAAGCTATATTCAGCACGGTATGCCTGCTGACATTAAAAAGTTTCATTATTTCTCCGGAGCTCATCAATTTGTTTGTATATAAACGCTTGATAGCTAAAGCTTGCAAATCAGTTAGTTTTGATGGTCCTTTCAAGTTAGTTAATCCATTTTTTCTAGCATGCTTTTTATTATCATCAGAACTGAGCCATTCTAGGTTTTCAACAGTATTGTTAGATTTATCTCCGTTCTTATGATTGACTTCAGCACCTTCGAAATACGCTTCTTTTAAAAAGTGAAAAGCTACTAGCCGATGGACATACCTTCTATCTCTAAAACCTTTGCCGCTTAAGAAGATAATTTGATACCCTTTCCCATTGTCAGATGGTTTCATAATAAATCCTTCTTTGTTAACGTATCCCTTATTAATTACATAGTTAGGGCGATTAGATTTAACTCTTCCTAAGCTACTAACTTGATATACTCCCTCGTATCCTTCGATATCCATCCATAATTCATTCAATGATATTCAACCCCAATCTTTTTAAATCACTGTCTTTGAGAACAACTGCCGTAAGCTTTCTTTTAGTTGTAAATGTAGTAAAACCTTCGACATGAATTTTCGTATGGCATTCTCTGCACAGAGCCATAAAGCGCCTACCAGAATTGTTTATTTTTTTTCGGTTATTTCCCATGCCGACAGAGTCTACGTGATGTATATCAGCATTTTTCTTTCCGCAACTACAGCACACCCTGTTCGTGAGGCATTTGTAAAAGAAATACTGTTCGTTTTGGGGCAAAATTTCATATCCATTTTTAAACGGAATATCATGCTCAAAGATGAAATCTAGGATGATATTCGCTAAGATATTGGCATCACTTACGGTTGTGCTCGATTCATCTTTGAGGCTTATTTTGCGCCCTGTGACACCTTCGAAACGGAAGTAGAAGAATTCCTTCCAGAAGTCCGTTGGCATGCCTGTATCGATGAAAATATCGCCTATCAGCGCATAGATGAAGTTTCGTTGCTGTACGGTGAAACGTCTAGGATCAATAAAACGAATTTCAATGACTCGATCACCATCGTAGCCGTCATACATCGTCTTTAGTCGATCAATGTTCACTTCTTCATTGATCGTTGCACCTATGTCTTTTCCTTTGAACTTTTTCAGAACTGCTGAATATGAATCGATTAATGGTTTAAACACTCATATCACTTCTCTTTTGTTTCTTCTCTGTACTGATCTTCAAGCCAATTAACGCCTCGTTTTAGAATGCCCAAGTCTCTCTTGGTCCATTTACTGTCATCAGCGGTTATAGAAGCCGCATCAGTCAATGCAACAATTGCTTCATCAATTGATTTATCGTACTTGTTAGCAACCAATTGCAAAGCATCTAAGAATAGCTTTTTGCTTCTTTGAGTAGCTGGTTCAAGCATTGAGACGTCTTCTGGCATATCTTCGCCAGCAAATATATATAGCCCTAGCCCAAACATCGCTAGATTTTTTACAAGACAGCGCATGATTGTTTTATTGATATCAAACATCGTTGCTGCTTCAACTCGCTTTTCGATTTTTCCAACAATCTCTTTTTTCTTCGTTTCGTTATTCCACTGATAATCATTGACTTCGTAGGTATATGGCTTATCTTTCATTGCCTTGTTTGCACCATCCATGACTGGTAACCACATGTCACGCTTTACTCCGTTGACTGTGATACTGGTAAAAACCATATAGCCTGTTTTTTCATCAAAGAGGTATGGACGATGCGTTTCTGGATCACGATAGATTTCGTAGTCTACTTCTTCGCATATTTTGCTGACTTCTGCCCACGCCCATGCCCAAGACAAATAGGTTAGTTTGTTCCTTTTTTCGACAACATCATTGACGGTTATCTTGTACAGACTATTGAATAATTTGTTATCGTTGCGTTTCGTTCCTTCACTCATCAAATTCTGCCTCCATTTCAGCAATGTATTTCTTACCTGGTCCGTAATAAGAGATATCAATCAAGTTATCCCTCTCGTACTCTTCTAGCGCATCAATCAAGCCATCTTCGATGACATAGATGTATTCAGGTTTGTTTGAATGTTTTGATAGATGAATAAGGTAAACATGATCCCAAATGCTCACAAAATTGCCCAAATCATCTTGATCACATGCTAGTTCTTCATCTGTCAGAAGATTACATCTGATTTTTCGACCACTTGTTTCCTCAATTTTCGGCTTGCCCCAATCAGGATCAATCAAATATTGATCTAGAGTGGAAAGTTCTTTTTCCATGTGGTAACATCTCCTTAGATGTATTTTGTTTGCGACTCAATGCTTGCCGGCGGAGTCGCTTTTTATTTGTTGCCAAGCTTTTTGCTTGTCGATATGTTGCTTGCTTAAAATAATAGGACGGCTATTTGCCCACCAATTATCAGCAATCACTTTACCGATTTTTAGCGCTTCTTCTCGTGCCATAGTTGCTCCTTTCTTTTGAATCAAGCAGATTGATTAAAACCATCAATGCTGCGAACAAGCTTCCCCCAATAATACTTTGGTGCGCTACAATCACTAATAACCCCAAAATGAATCCTATAAAAAGTGTGTCTGTCTTCTTCATAATCTAATCTCCCTATTTTTTATTTCTAGCATTCTCAAATCCTCAAGTTCAGAAGCAATTAGTTCAGCTTGTCTATCTGATAGCTCATCGGCTTTTCTAAGCGCTGCACGGTCATCTTGTAATTGTTTCCTGCGTTGTTTAATCAAACCGAGAATTTGATGTTCTTGTTGCAATGTGTAGGACATAAAATCATTCTCCTTTGCCTTTAGAACTCAAAGTTTTCTTTCAAAAATCTTTGGAGTTCTGATCGTTCAATTCTGATGTCTAACTTGCTCCACTGCTGTGTTTTTAAGCCTAAGTTTATCCAATGTGTTAATTTGTCATCACCAATGCCTAAAACTTTTTTTACCTCTGATTTGTTTGGATATGGAGGAAGCTCCACTGACTTGTTCATTACCTTCAGTCGTTCATCAAGTGCATCTAAAACCTTTCTTACTATTTGTTCTGTCAACTCATCTGCTATCAATTCATCTGGTACTGTAATCTTCATCAAATTTTCCTCCTAATATTTTTGTTTACTTTTTACTCTGAAAATAATCAACTTGCTTCCTTCAAAACATCTGAAGGAGACAATATTTTTACACGATATTTATTTGCGTCTTTCCATTTTAAAAACCAAATAAAAGTATGGTAATGAATAAATGTGGTTGAATGTCCTGGACGAACAATTCCTTCTGAAAATTCAGGAATTGTTTCCATTTCCTTGCAGTATTCAACTAAAGTAGTTTTTGACATGCCGTGGAACTTCTCCAAGATCAAACTTTGACGATACCAATCGTCTGGGTTTGCTGCCTTCTCAGTAGCTTCTATCAACTCCGAAAGCGTTGGTTTTTTCATTTCGTTTTCCTCCTCTACAATTCGTACATAGTGATAATCGAATCTATAA